ACAGTAACAAATGTAAGTACCGCAATAACACAAATAAAAGAATTAGAAACAAATATCCAAAATCGAACAGAAGAAATAAAAGAATTAGAAGGTGAAAGTAATAAAGTAAAAGTAGTTGCTTATTTATTAGACAATGAATCAGGAAGTAAAAAGACAAAAGAGTTTACTTACGGAGAAAATGGATTAACTTAATTAAATAATATTATGGGAAAACAGTATTACGATAGATATCAAGATTTTAAGGTAGATGGTAAATATCTACCACTACCTTTTATAAAAATAAATTTTAAACCTTCTGATAAGTCGGTGGTATATTTTGCACAAAGAACAAGGTTAGATAAATTAAGTCAAAGTTATTATGACAACCCTTATTATGGGTGGTTAATTTTATTAGCTAACCCAAAGTACGGGGGTGTAGAAGAGAATATTCCAGATAACGAGATTATAAGAATACCTTTCCCACTAAAAGATAGTATACAACAATACATTGCAGAAGTTAATAACTATAAAATTTTATATGGTAATAATTAATATTTTATGGAACCAAAAGTAAAAGAAGTTGGTAAATTATTTATAGTTGACCCAAACCCACCAGGTGCAAAGGGGTTAGAACAAATACCACCAGAAGATTTATTTATCTATGTAAAATTCACTGCAACACCTAGAAGTAGACTGACATTTGATGGTATTAACTCTAATGGGCAAACAGAAGCTTTTAATGGTGGTGTACAAGACGAAATAAATTTTATCTCCTCAGAAATTAGATATAGTCCTGATGGAAAATTAGACCCACAACAACAAGAAACATTCGCAACTACAAATTGGACAGGTATTGGTGGTGAATCTAGTAGTGGTGGTGTATTAGAAGGTTTCGGTATAAAATCTATAGATATTAAATATAACGCTAGTTTAGTACCTGTAGTAGATATTACGTTTACAGATGTTAGGGGTGCAGGTTTATTTGATACTATTAAAGATAATGATAGACAATCACCCTATAGTATCTTTTTTAAGATGCCATACCCTATATTTAAGTTATCAGTAAAAGGGTATTTCGGACAATCAGTTGAGTATTGTTTACATATGGTTAATTGGAACTCTAACTTCGATGGTAGTACAGGTAATTTTGATATTACAGCTAATTTTTTAGGTTTCCAACAAGCTTTTTTAAATGATATGAATATAGGTAATATCATTGCTAATGTTAATACAGTAGAAGGTAGAAGAGAATTAGATGATGATAATTTAAATTGGACATATAAAGACGACAAAGGTAATGATTTCACCATATCTGAAAATATACGAAAGATAGATGATTTCTTTCTTAAAATAAGTAAATTACAAATAGATGCTGAAGTTTTGAAATCAGATAATAAGGGGTTCGATGAATTAAAAGATTTAAATGGTCAATTAAAACTCTTAAAACAAATCCAAAGTTTTATTGGTGGACCAATAGCAAAAGATTCAACGGATAGTACAGACAAAGGATATTTAAAACAAAAAAATAGCCCAACAATTCTAGGGGGTTCATCGATTCAAGATACTATATTAATTAATAATAGTAACTATTTAGTTATAAGGGATTATTTAATTATAAATTCTATCAATGTATCAGCATATAAAAATTATGTAACAACACTAACTGGAGTAATAAATGATTATAAAGATTATGTTTCAAACGAAGGGTTAACTAATAATAATAAAGATTTTACTAAACAATTTGAAGAATCATTTAGTACCACAGACGATCCTTTGTTTTATGTTTCTTTAACAACAAAAAATGGAAAGTCAATCTTACCACAGAAACTTTCTACTATATTAGATAGTATGGGAAATATTTCACTACCAATTAGTTTAACAAATGATTATGAAGGTAGTGATAATAACACTAATTTTGATGTTATTACTTATAATAAGGAAAAAAATACTAATGCTTTTTATAAAACTACATTATCGGGAGATACAAATGTTTTCGTAGTCGATTTCCGTAAACAAAGGGCTTTACTACAAAACCTTATAACAACTGTTATAGATGATGTTAAAACAAAAACAGAGTCTGTAACAAAAGAGATAAATGATGCGTTAACTACAAAATTCAAAACGGATAATGGGTTCAAACCTACCATAGAAAATTGTTTTAGAATATTATCAAACAATACACAAGCCCTAACATCAACAATATATGAGATAACTAAGGCAGCTCAAAAACAAACTGCTAATTCTAGAAATGATATTTTGTCTAACTATAGTACAGACATACCGAGTTCCATAAAAACTAGTGTGGCTTGGCCTTCTGTATATAATATAGATGGGGATAATCAGGAAACTGAAATATACATTGGTGAAATAAATGGTACTAAAGGTGTGTTTCCCGAAAGGGATTATGTTGATGAGATATATAATGCTTTTGTTGCAAAACAAAGAAGTTTTAAAAATATCACTAAAGCTAGTAATACTGATAGAGGTTTAGATACTGATAATTGGTTTCCAATCAACCCTTTAGACTACAAAATAAATCCATTTTCAAGATTAAATGCTACAGAACCAGAAAGAGATATTTTAGAAATATTAGCTAATAGATTCATTTTAAGGTCTGCAGTTTTAAAAAATTATTCACTTTTTGATAAGACGACAGGGTTACCTACTTTCGATAAATATGTAAAACTTGATGGTATTAATGCAAATCTTACGATATTTAATCCAGATGTTAGAAATGTTATAGTAGAAAAATTAAAAAACCCAAATGTACTTTATGATGAGTTAAAAAATACAAAATTTTTTAAAGATAACATCACTGAAGACTCGGGTACTTTAACAATAATATCAGCACAAACAATGAGTAAAGTTCCTATCGGTGGTTTAAAAGATGGTAATGTAGAGTATATTCAATTTGATAATGATAATATAATCCAAAATAGTAAATCACTATGGAAAAATATAAAAAACGATCCTGCCTATATAAATATTACTAAAACCGAAAATAATCCTTTGGTTAAAGATTTAAAGGATAAAACTTTTTTACTTCAAGAGTATAAATGGAATAATTTAAATACTAGTATTTTATATAATGTTTGGGATGAAACGGTATCAAAAAAACTATACGACACCCATAATAAAAATCAATCGACTCTTAGTATTACTGAGATAACAGATGTGAATATTTCTGCAAATACATCAGTCGATAAAGGAATATATTTAAATAAAACTAATTTTATTACACCATCGGATAACGAGATACAATTCTCAGGACGTATGACAGATAGTGTCTTATATAATAGTCAAACATCTATATACGCTAAAGGTTTATTACTATTATCTACAATACCTTTCAAACCGTTTAAAGAAGCTGTTTTAGATGATGTTTTTGGTGGTAACTATAAAGGTGCTAGAATATTAACCTTACCGATATATTATATATATCTTATAGGGGGGTATCTTTGGAGACAGAAAGACGATGATTTACTTTTTGATGGCATTAATGATATTTTTAACACCCCAAAAGAACAATATTTAACAAAGTTAGGTTATTTAGCTACTACTACTAAAGAGCCAATTCAAATAGAGACTGAATTACTAAATTTACCTTCATCTACTAAGGAAACCCTAATTAAAAAATTTAAAGATTGGGTTAATGGTTCAGGTGTAAGAGAAAATGGAAGTGGACAGTTTGAAGTTGCAATGGATTTATATTACGATGAAGATCCAAACACATCACTCAATTATGAAAAGTATTTAAAGGCAGCATTATCAAAATCTACTAATATGATAATTTTCGCACCTTCTATATTTGATGATACAAAACCGTTACCTGATAAATTAGTAGTTTCTAAATCTGATGTTATGTCGTACATAACTACTTTTAAGAGTAGTTTTACTAATACAAATGAAGAAAACCAAACAGGTGAAAATAATTCAGAAGACGATGAAGATGAAAATTTTAAAATTAAACTATCGATTTATAATTATTTTAAAAACATCAATGATAAATGGGTATCAGACACTAAAAAATCATTTAGTGTTTGTGGTGATAATTCTACAGATACCAGCGGTAAAAATTTAATTGATTATTTTAAATTTATTGATAGGGGTTGGAGAGATATAGGTAATGAAGCAGTTTTTAACTTAAATAGTTTTCTTAATTTGGGTAATGAATTTAAAACTAGTGTTTATTTATTTATGTCAAAATTATTAAGGGATAGTAATTTTTTATTTCAGATACTACCCACATATGTAGATTTCCAATCGGCAGAAGAAGTGGCTAAAATATTTAAACCTGTAACAACATTAGAAAATAATACATCTAGTGGTCCAATATATGCATGTATATATGTTGGTGGTGCTTCTAGGGTGTTAGATATACAAGAAAGAGATTACGGATTTAAAAATGATTCCTTTTCATTTCCAGACCCAAATACTGATGGTGTAAGTGACACCCCATCAGATTTTTTGGGTAATGAAAAAGTAATTACAAATGGGGAACAAGTACCAAAAAAGAATAACTCTCAAGTGGCGTTTAGAGTAGCCTTTGGTGCAGAGAACCAATCAATTTTTAAAAATGTTTCCTTAAATCAACAAGAACACAAAGAGACGGGTGAGTATTTTAAAGCGTTATCAGATTTAGTGGACAAAAGAGGTGGAACCCAAAAGTCATATCAAGGTACTGATTTATATAAATTATTTAATACGAGGTCATACACATGTAAAGTAGATGCTTTAGGTTGTATGAATATACAACCATTAATGTATTTTGATTTACAAAATGTACCCTTTTTTAAGGGGGCATATTTAATTACTAGTGTAAACCATAGTATTACCCCTAACCATATGACAACTAATTTTCAGGGGGTAAGGCAGTCAAAATTTATTGCTCCACCACCAACAGAAATAACTGCAGACTTAAAATTAAATTTAAAAGAATCTACTGATGTGTCAAACATATTTAATTTTAATAATTTAAATAAAGATGCCAATAAATATGTTATTGGTGTGGAAACACCAGATGGGGATTTTGATTTCAATAAGTTTAGTGTTACTAATTTTGTTAACAAATTTAAAGTACCTGTATCTGCAGCGACAGCGACTAATTTAAAATTGTTTCAAAATTTATGTGAAACTAATGGTATAAAATCAAATAAACAAGTTTGTATGTTTTTATCTAATATATTAACTGTTTCTAATAACATGATAAACCTTATTAAACCTAATACAATAGACGTAACTGATGATAAATATCAAGTAGGGGTATTTGAAGATGGTACTATATATTCAGGAGAAACAAGACATTATGGTACTAACCCACCACCACCATCTAGCCCATTTTACGACACATATAAAGACACTACTATAGACTCTATATCTGCTATCACACCAACGTTTACATCTACTACTATCAACGAAGACACAGTTGTTATTGATATTAATCAAGATAGTGAAGTCGGTGTAGGTAATTCATTCATTGGGGATAAATGGTTATTTAGACCTAGAGGGTATCTATATGTTAAGGGTAGACAAGAATATTTTGACTACAAAAGTACAAAACCTCAATTCACTACACCATGGTTATTATCTAAAAACCCTAAAACCGCATTTGGTATTGCAGTAGACGTTTGGAAAAATAAAAGACAAAAAGGTGAAGTAGGTTCATCAAAAACCAAAACTGCTTTTGAAATCTGTCAAGAGGGTCAAGGTGGTGCGAATATCTACACTAGAACATTCACCATTGTAGGAAACGATAAAAATATCGACTTATACTTCCAAAATTTTGAAAATGTGTTATTAGCTTTTAATCTTAAAAAAGATTTTCAGTTAGATTAATTGTTTTTTAAAAAAAATTCACTATATTTGTAATTATGTACGTTGGAAATATAGTGACAAAATCTAAATTAGTTGAAGAAAATTTTAACATTGTAAATAACTTTGATGAAATAGATAATGATTTACCCACACTAATTATAGGTTGGGAGAGAGTTAAAAATCAAGTAGATGGGATATCAATAATACATAAAAAAATTAACCATAGATTATATTGGACATTTACAACTAAAGAACGTAAAGTTGACTATGAAGTTGATTTAGAGAAATTCAAAGAATTATGTTTTAACCAATTCGGTGATAATATACCGTATGTTTATTTGGATTTAATTCATGGGAAACAAAAGATTAACATAAAAATAGTAAAAAAAATTCTATCATTAAAAAAACCTGTAATATATTTTAGTGGTAAAGGTATGGTTTATATATATGATGAAAACATCATTTTTGGTGTCGATTTAAGTATTATTGAATATACTAACCTTAATAAAGAAAAGATTATAAATAAAATAAAAAACATTGGAGATAATGTTTTAGTATCCGATGAGATATTTAATAAATGTAAGGATTTATTATACAAAATAAAATTTAAGAATAAATTAATCCCTTACATTTATAAAAATGGAGAATACAACTAAGAGTGTAACACTATCATCATTTGTTTATGTCGATAAAGTTGATAGTTTTAAAAAGTACTTACTTAATAAGTTTGGTATAACGGAAGATAAGATATTCCAGTATAGTTACGATGAAAAGGATAAAATAATAATGACTTTCATTGTTCATCTTAATCAAGATGAAAAAGTAGATATCAGATCATTCTATCCCCCTACGATAATAGTTCACAAAAAAGGTGAATGTTTTTATACTATAAACGCATTAAATTTACTTATAGAAAAAATTAGTGGATCAGATATTGGTAATTTAAATTATAAAGATTTTAAAATAGATTGGGACGATTATCAGAACCGAATAATTCTTGTAAAACATAAAGAATTAAAAATAATGTCTATAAAACGAGAGTTTTCTTAAAATTTTTATATTTATAACTAAAGAATTGTTATGGATAAAACTGAAAATACAAAAGAAAAAGAAAACCTAAAGAATGGTTTGGATACTTTTTTGGGTGAAACAGCCGAAAAAGAATGTGTTGGTGAAGAATGTCTAATTAATGACGGTAAAGAAATTGTTGAAAGAGTAGATAAAGTTTACAAAACAAATGACGGTAGACAATTATTAATGTAAAAGAAATGAATAAGAAAAAATTAATATCTGAAGAATTAAAAAGACACTTACAATTATTGGAGTATACTTTTTATGTACCTGAAGAAGCTAAAGAAGAAGATGACGCAGATTTATTGTTTGATGGTATATTAAATGAACAAGATCCACCAGAAGGTGAAGAAACTGAGGGTGGAGACACAGAAGATCCATTTTTTGATCCTGATGCTGTCGGTCAAACACCAGAAGGTGAAGTAGAAACTGACGCAGATCCGTTTGGTGCTGAAGAAACCACTGAAGAAGACCCATTCGCAGATGAAGGTGAAGGTGTCGAAGTAGAAGATGAATTAGCTTCAGAAGATATGGGTGATGAAGAAACTGTTGAAGTGGATGTTACTGATATAGTTGATAAAACAGAGGAGACTAAAACATCTGTAGATGGTATAAACACTAAAATGGATGACCTCTTATCAAAACTATCAGACTTAGAATCACAAATAGGTGGTATGGATCAAGTTATTAGTAAGATAGATGGTTTAGAAAAAGAAATAGAAAAAAGAAACCCTACACCTGTAGAAAGGTTAGAAATGAGATCGATGAATTCATTTCCATATAGTGTTAAACTAACAGATTTTTGGGATGAACAAGAAGGTTATGACGCTACAGAAGAAGAAACTGAATATACTTTAACACAAAGTGATGTTGATAATTTTGATCAAAAAGAAATCAGATCATCATTCAACCCAAAAGACGAAGAAGGCGAGGAATAGTAATTATGAAAATATCTTTAACAGAGGAAATTGATAAAATTAAAAGACTTTATACCTTTCAGAAAGGTGATACTCTATTAGTAGAGCAGGTACCTAAAACAAATTTACCAGGACCAAATTATTATGAAATACAATCGTTTTTAGAGAAAAAAACGGATATGGATACAGGTGAACCAGGTTTTGGTGACGAAACATCCAAAGCATTAGGTTTTTATTTATTTGGTGATAAAAATAATGTAACTGATAAAAAAGGTATTAGTGAATTATTAACATCTATGGGATATGACACAGGGGGTGAAGAATTCGGAGAAGATTATGCCTTTGCTGTTTCAGATATCATACGTCAAGTAGAGACAAATTCTATGGACGTAAATAAATTACTAAAAAATAGTGCATCTAGAAAAATTATTGGTGGTATGATTAATCAATCACTAAGTAAACTTTTACCATTTACTGAAAAATTTAAATTAGGAAAAGTAATAGAAACAACACCACCAAAAGATATAGGTAATGGGATTGTATCTAAAAATTGGTTCAAAATAAGGGATATAGATATGTCGTACACTATAAATCAAATAAATATTACAAACTATAATGATAAAGAACAAACACTTAAAGGGTTTGTTATCGGTAAAGCTAATATAGGTGGTATCTTAAAATTAGATTTAACTGGTTCGGTAGTGTTAGGTATGGAAATTACTGATAATAGGTATATGGGTATTACATTAAAATCTATATCTTTACAAACACCTTATAAATTCATTGATAGTGTGGTAGATATAGGATACCAATTAAAAAGAAATCAAATTAGATTGTTATATGCAATAAATTTAATGCCCGATATAGGAGTTTTTGGTATTGGTGAAGGTCATACAGAATTTGGACCATATTATTATAATACACCATTACAAGAAATATTAATTAAATATATTAAAATTCCTACTATAGATATAGGGACAAATAAAAATCAAATTATATTTAGACCAACAGTTCCAAAGAAAAAACAAACAGGTTCAAAATTCAAACCTATTCGAAGGTCCACAACCAACCCAATTCAAAATAAATTAAATAAAAAATAATCATATTGCTTATTGACTTTTTAATGTTTTGTTAGTATTATTGTCTAATAAACATTTAAAAATTTTAAAAATGAGTAAAAAATTAGACGCAATTCTTTCACAATATGAAAAAAATAGTGAGAGTAAAACAAAAACCAAAATTTCTTCAGAAGATAGACTTAAAAAGTACTTTACAGAAAAATTACAGAAAGGTGTAAAATCCGAAAATAAAACTTTTAGGATATTACCTGGAAAAGGTGAGGAATCACCATTTACAGAAGCATATTTCCACGAAAAAGAGTTAAACGGTACATACCCTAAAACTTATTGTCCTAAACTTAATGATGGTGAACATTGTCCACTATGTGAAGCTAGAAGTGCACTACTGGAAGATGGTTCAGAAAAAGCTAAAGAATTGGCTAAAGGATTAAATCCACGTAAATGGTATGTTGTAAAAGGTATTGATAGAGACAAAGAAGATGATGGTGTTAAGTTTTGGAGATTTAAACATAAGTGGACTGGTGATGGTGTGATGGATAAATTGATACCACTTTTTAAATTAAAAGGTGATATAACAGATCCAAGAGAAGGTAGAGATATCGTAATTGTTGCTGGAAGAAACGATAAAAATCATTCTGTTGTTAATTCGATTATGTGTGATGACGTTACAATCTTAACTAGTGAAACTGAAAAGGCTAATGATTGGATGGGTAATGATGAAACATATAAAGATGTTTACGCTAAAAAGTCAATTGAGTATCTAGAAATCATTGCTACGAATAAAACACCTATTTGGGATTCGGAACAAAAGATTTATGTTGCTGAAGAAGACAAAGAAGAGGCTGAATCCGCTTCATTAGAAAAAGAGATTTCATTTATGTCAAACACCTCAGAAAATTCTGGAAAAGAAGATGTATTAGTTACAGATTTAACTTCTAATGATTCTGATGATGAAGAACTACCATTTTAATATATTAAATATATGGCTAAGACACCTTTAAAAAAGAAAACTTCTGATTTTTCTTCTATAAGAAAAAAGTTTTCCTCCGCTGAGAGGTACAAAGAACAAAAGTACTTTGATTTAGGGGAAGCATTTCAGAAGGCTACAGGTATACCTGGACCCGCTATGGGTCAAATCAATATGATGTTAGGTCATTCAGACACTGGGAAAACTACCGCACTTATACAAGCTGCGGTAGATGCTCAGAAAAAGGGTATTTTACCTATATTCATTATCACTGAACAAAAATTTAGTTTTGAACACGCCAAACAAATGGGGTTAAAAACTGAATACGTTGAGGAAATAGATGAAACAACTGGTGAAGTCACTGGTTATTGGGATGGATTTCTATTATATAAGTTAGGGTTTGACTACATTGAACAAGCTTTTGAATATGTAACGGAAGTTTTAGATGGACAAAAGAACGGAGAGTTACCTCACGATATATTATTTTGTTGGGACTCTATAGGTACTATACCTTGTAAAATGAGTTTTGATGGAAAAGGTGGTAATCAACATACTGCTCGAACTATTTCAGAAAAATGGGGAATGGGTATGGCTCAAAGAATTACATCCTCAAGAAAAGAATCATCCCCATATACTAATACGATGATTTTCGTAAACCAACCTTGGGTAGATTTACCAGATAATCCATTTGGACAACCAAGGATACAACCAAAAGGTGGACAATCAATATACTTATCTTGTGCGTTAGTGTTCTTATTTGGTAATCAGAAAAGTGCTGGAATATCTAAATTATCTGCTACCAATAAAGGTAGAAAAGTTAATTTTGCTATTAGAACTAAAGTAGGTATCCATAAAAACCATATGAACGGGTTAGGGTACGCTGATTGTAAAATATTGGCTACTACACATGGTTTTATTGAAGATGATAAAAAATACATTGACAATTACAAAGACAGTCAAAAGGCTTATTGGTCTGAGATATTCGAAAATGTAGGAGATGATGTATTAGATTTTGAAATTGTAGCTGATAGTGAATATATTGAGGCTCCAGTAGATTATTCTGATGATTGATTGTTTAACCCTATATCAGATGTCAGTTGAAAGTACCAAATAGAAAAAAAACCTACACACACACTTTATTAGTTGATGGGGATTCATTGTTAAAAACCGCTTATTTTGGGGCTAAAGATCTTTATTATAAAGATACCCATATAGGTGGTATTTTTCAATTCCTTACTATGTTAAGAAAAGTAATTAAAGAGTATAGGTTTGATAGGGTATATGTCTTCTGGGATGGTAGATTTAGTGGAAGACTAAGGTATGACATATACAACGAATATAAGTCTAACAGGGATAAAGATTTTTATAATGAAACACCTCCCTCTGATCCTGACTTATATATTCAAAAAGAAAGGGTAATGTCTTACTGTGAAGAATTATTCATCAGACAATATAAAGATGAAATAGTTGAAGCTGACGATTCAATAGCTTATTACGTAACCAAACTAAAAGAAGATGAAAAAGTTGTTATTATATCTAATGATAGGGACTTGTGTCAATTAATAGATGATAGAGTAGGTGTGTACGTTATAAACCTAAGAACTATTGTTACGAAAGACAATTACTTAAGACATTTTAATCATCACCCAACAAACCTTAAACTAATTAAAATGATTTCTGGAGATGTTAGTGATAATATAAAGGGGATACAAGGTGTAAGTGAAAAGACATTGAAAAAGTATTTTCCTGAAATAGTTGAAAAAACTTTGACATTGGAGAATATAATTAGTAAAATTGAAACAATACAAACAGAAAGAAAAAATAGATTGAAGACATTGGATAATATAATAAATAAAGTTACCGTTGGTGTACAAGGTAAAGATATTTATGACATTAATGAAAAGATAATCAATCTTAAAAAACCATTGTTAACAGAGTCTTCAAAAGGAGAGTTAGATTACTTATTTGGAACTACTATTGATCCAGAAGATAGAGAGACTAAGAATGTAATCAATATGATGATAGAAGATGGTGTGATGATGGCGTTACCAGGAGGGAGAGATGGGTATATAAACTTTTTACAACCATTCCTAAGAATTATTAAAAAAGAAAAAAATTATTATTTAAAAACAAAAACAGAGAAAGATGAAAAAAGTGTATAAAACATTTCCGTATGAATTTTTATTCCTAATAAACGGAAACCCAATTGTAGGTAGGAATTTCCCTATATACAATTTTAATAAAGACTCCTTTAATTCAATAGAGTTGAAAGAATTAGTAGATGATTGTGTTGATATCCTTAAGTTACATTTTAAAAATAAAACATATGATTATATGTACAAATATTATAACCCATATTTTTACAGTACTGCTGAGGAGAATGTGTCTACTGATGTTGAGGTAAAAGACATTTACGAAGAAGAAGATTTTTTCACTTTTCAGATTTTACATAATAAAAAAATTGTAGTAGAAAAGATTTTTACTGGTAATGACTATCCACCACAAGTAAGATACGATGTGGACATAAGAAAAATTCTTCCTAAAATCATTGATCAAGTTCAACAGGGGTTGAATCAGAAAAATTATACAAAAGAATATGGGAATTATAAGTTAGACCGTATATTTATTAAGAAGTAAACTAAAAAGAGTTATGGATAAAAAAGAAGTTAAGAATTTAGGTTATTTAGGGTATAGTTTTCAGACTAAGTTAGTTAAACAAATGGTTGAGGACACTAAGTTTTCAGAGAGTATAATAGATTTAGTTTCCCCTAATTATTTTGACAACGAGTATATAAGATTAATTATTGCTAGTGTTAAAGATTATAAGGATAATTATGAAACTATCCCTACATACGATACCATAAATCAAATTATTAAGGCTGAAGTTCGAAGAGATATTGCTAGAGAGTCAGCTTTAGAAATGGTTAAAGAAATTCAAAATTCTGATAGTAAAGATTGTTTACATACACAAGAAGTTGCCATTAAGTTCTGCAAACAACAAGAACTTAAGAAGGCTAATCAAAAGATTCAAAAGATATTAGATACTGGAGATTTTGATAGATATGAAGAGTGTGAGGAAATATTAAAACAAGCTTTAACTATTGGTGATGTCACTGACAATGGTATAGATGTGTTTCATGCTATAGAAGATGTGTTAAGTGATGATTTCAGATCCCCAATTCAAACTGGTATAGTAGGATTAGACAACCTTATGGATGGTGGGTTAGCTAAAGGTGAGTTAGGTGTTATATTAGCACCCTTTGGTGTGGGTAAAACAACATTAGTCACTAGAATGGCTAATACTGCTTATAATTTAGGATACAACGTAGTTCAAATATTCTTTGAAGATAACCCAAAAGTTATACAGAGAAAACATTTAACATGTTGGACTGAAATACCTTTAAGTAATTTAACAGAAAACAAAGAAGAAGTTAAAAAGATATTACCGACTCTTAAGAGTAAAAATGGTAATCTTATTCTAAAGAAAATGGCTAGTGATGGTACCACAATACCTCAGATTAAACAATATCTAAGGAAATTAACATCTAATGGTATGAAACCAGATGTCGTATTTGTGGATTATATTGATTGTATCGCCCCTACCAAACAATTTAAAGATGAGTGGACAGGTGAAGGTAATGTTATGAGACAATTCGAAACTATGATATCTGAATTGGATATTGTTGGTTGGACTGCGATACAGGGGAATAGAAGTTCTATTGGTGCTAATGTAGTACAAGCGGATATGATTGGTGGGTCAATTAAAAAGGGACAAATCGGACATTTTATTGTTTCAATAGCCAAAACTTTAGAACAAAAAGAAGAAGGTAGAGCAACTATGGCGATTCTTAAATCTAGATTCGGTAAAGATGGGGTTATATTTGAAGATATTTTATTTGATAATGGAACACTTGTAATTGACACCAATGATTCTAGTGACGTATCTTTCTTAGACTTTGAAAAAGGTAGTAAGAAAAAAGATGCAAACTTTATAACGGACGTTATAAATAAAAAAAGAGAAAGTTTAGGGGGGTAACTAATAAAGTTATCTAATTTAAACAATGTGTGACTATATTGTTAAGGGAATGCTAACCCTTAAATTTAAAATAATTAAAATTAAATAATAAGAATAAGAAGATGAATATATCAAATAAAATACTATCAGAAATTACAGTGTATATGAAATATGCTAAGTATGTTCCAGAATTAAATAGAAGAGAAACTTGGGATGAATTAGTTACAAGAAATAAAAATATGCATATTAAAAAGTATCCAGAATTAAAAGGGGAAATAGAAGAGAAGTATAAATTAGTACACGATAAAAAAGTTTTACCATCGATGAGGTCGATGCAATTTGCTGGTAAGTCTATTGAGATATCACCAAACAGAGTTTATAATTGTGCGTTTTTACCTATTGACGCAGTTGAATCCTTTAGTGAAACAATGTTTTTACTTTTAGGTGGTACAGGTGTGGGGTACTCAGTCCAAAAACATCATGTGGAAAAATTACAACCAATTAATAAACCATATACTAAAAGAAAAAGAAGATTCTTAATTGGAGACTCTATCGAAGGTTGGGCAGATTCTATTAAAGTATTAATGAAGTCATATATTGGTGATAAAAGAAGTTCTACTATAGAATTTGATTTTTCCGATATTAGAGCAAAGGGTGCTAGATTAGTCACTTCTGGTGGTAAAGCACCAGGACCTCAACCACTAAAAGAATGTATTGTTAAGATAACAGGTATTTTAGAAAATAAATCTGATGGTGAAAAATTAACTACACTTGAAACACATGACATTGTGTGTCATATTGCAGATGCAGTGTTAGCTGGTGGTATTCGTAGGGCAGCTTTAATTTCATTATTTAGTGCAGATGATGATGAAATGATTTCTTGTAAATCAGGTAACTGGTGGGAAACTAATCCACAAAGAGGTAGATCAAATAATTCAGCAGTTCTCATTAGGCATAAAATTACTAAACAATTTTTTATGGAGTTGTGGAAAAGAATTGAATTGTCTGGTGCTGGTGAACCAGGAATTTATTTATCTAATGATAAAGAATGGGGAACTAATCCTTGTTGTGAGATTGCCTTAAGACCATTCCAATTCTGTAATCTATGTGAAGTTAACGTTTCAAATATAGAATCACAAGAAGACCTAAACGAAAGAGTTAAAGCTGCAGCATTCATAGGAACGTTACAAGCGGGTTATACGGACTTTCATTATCTTAGGGAGATATGGCAAGAAACCACAGAGAAAGACGCTCTAATAGGTGTTTCTATGACAGGAATAGGTAGTGGAGTTGTGTTAGGTTATGACTTAGAAAAATCTGCAGATATTGTAAAAAGAGAAAATAGTAAAGTTGCTAAACTTATTGGTATTAATAAATCTGCTAGGTGTACTACAGTGAAACCTGCTGGGACAACATCTCTAACTTTAGGTACATCATCAGGAATACATGCTTGGCACAATGATTATTATATTAGAAGAATTAGAGTAGGTAAAAACGAATCAATATATAAATATTTAATTGTTAATCATCCAGAATTGTTAGAAGATGATTTCTTCCGATCACATGATACTGCAATTATTACCATACCACAAAAAGCACCAAAGGGTTCTATATTAAGAACTGAATCACCTTTCGACCTTTTAGAAAGGGTTAAGAAAGTGGCAACAGAATGGGTAAAAAGTGGACACAGAAATGGTTCTAACACTCACAATGTTTCTGCTACTATATCACTTAAAGAAGAAGATTGGGGGTTAGCTGGTGAATGGATGTGGACAAACAAAGAACATTATAATGGTTTGTCTGTATTACCTTATAATGGTGGTACATATACACAAGCCCCTTTTGAGGACATCACTGAAGATACCTATAATGAAATGTTAAAACATTTAAATAACATTGATTTGTCTCTAATTGTAGAAGAAACTGACGAAACTGATTTAAGTGGTGAGTTAGCTTGTGCAGGTGGAGCTTGTGAAATTAACTAAAATGAATAACACGTCAAAAGATTGGATATTTGATTTGTATGTGAAGGAGTTTATTAAACCTAAACTCCTTCCTACAGATTTTTACTATGGTGATGATGGTAATATGGTTATGACAGAATCTTATCACCATAGAAGAGGTAGTTGTTGTGGTAATGGTTGTTTACATTGTCCCTACACACCAAAACACCAATTTGGTAGTACAGAAATAAAATAAAAATATTAATAATTGACTTTTTTTATTTATATATATATTTATTAATAAATAAGATTATTTAAAAAAATATTAAAATGAGAATTAAGAAGAACGGAAAAGTGATTAATTTAACTGAATCAGATGTTAAAAGAATCGTAAAAAAGGTGTTAACTGAGTCTAGTAAAGAAACAGGTTGGCTCAACACATATAAAGGAAATATAGTTATAACAAATATGAATAATTTAGCTACTGAAAAGTCTATTGTTGCAACATTGGGTAATAATTTACCTTTAAAAACCAAAAATGATGTATTAGAAGGTACATTTAAAGGGTATTATATTCAATTAGTTGGTGCTGGTGACATACTTCAATCGTCAGATGTAACTTTATCTCCAGATGGTAATGATATAAAAGCGACTAGTGTTAACGGAAATTTGGGAAGTACCATACTACCACAAGCCGCTCAATCAACGAAGATTACATACGATAGTCCCACTCAAGAACCTAAATAAATTTTATAATTCTAAATCAACAATATCGATAATAATATTGTTGATTTTTGAACATACAGTACGATTCGTATAAGAGTCATAATAGGTATAAAGTAAAGTTTTATCTTCTGTATTAATATAAATTTTAACCATATATGATAACGTTGGGTCATGAGTACCATAATCTGAAGTAGTTAGAATATAACCACCACTTACCTTTTCAACGTTTACAATTGGGACAACCGTTGTCCAACCATTATTAGATCTACTAAAAAATGTACTGGTTTTTCCTTGTAAGTCAAATATGTAGTCACAATCTATTATCTCCAACCCATAGTCAACATCAGGTGTATTTATTACGTCTATAGGGTTTTTAAATTCCCCATACCTATAAAATTTCTGAGTTTCACTTACATTTACTTTAATTACTTGACACATTACATTTGAACTTATCAAAGTTCCTACTAAAATTACGATTATTAAAATTATATTTTTCATATTATTTATTTATTTATTTATTATACTACGAATATAGGGATCTTTTATTGAACTGCCAAACTTTTCAATAGATTTTTTATTATTACACTTTCCTTACAAAAAATAAATAGTAGAATATTTATATATACAAATGGCAAAACAAAGATATATAAATATTGATTTCCCCTTCAAAGATAGCGACAAAGGGTTTTATTTTAAACTAAATAGTACTAATACAGACGCTATTAGGTCTTACTTATTACATTTATTATTAACTAATAAAGGTGAAAGGTTATATCTACCTGATTTTGGTAGTGATTTAAAAAAGTATATTTTTGAACCTAATGATAGTATTACTCATGAACAGATAAAAGATAATTTAAATGAAAACATTAAGAGGTACATACCCAACCTTATAATAAATGACATAACATTTAAAAATAACAACATTGAAGAATTAATAATAGTAGAGTTAACTTACACAGTAACAGATGGAACTTTTAATAGTACAGATACAGTTACATTAACATTTTAATATATGGCAACAAAGAAGATCGATTATAACGCTAGGAATTTTGCAGAAGTAAGACAACAGCTAATAAGTTTTATAAAACAATATTACCCTGAAACTTTTTCAGATTTTAACGATGCTTCTGTGGGTATGATGTTATTAGAATTAAACGCTGCGGTGGGTGATATGTTATCATTTCATACTGATAGAATGTTTAATGAAACCCAAATTAACTACGCACAAGAAAAGTCATCACTTTTAGAATTAGCTAGGACTTTTGGGTTAAACGTACCAGGTAAACGACCTAGTATAACGGTAGTTGAATGGACAGCTAATAATATTCCCGTTAACGGTGATACTTTTGATATTGAATACGCCCCTAGATTAGTAAAGGGTACACAAGCCACTGGTGGTGGAAAGGTATTTGAATTATTAGAAGATTGTGATTTCGCTTCCCCATTCACTACTGGAGGTATTCCTAACAGAAAAATTATACCACAAATAGATGGTGATGGAATTATACAAAGTTATACACTTATAAAAAGTGAGATAGTATTAAATGGTTTTACTAAAATATATAAAAGAACTATGTCTCAGGAAGATTTTAAACCATTTTTAGAAATTGTATTACCTGATGATAATGTATTATCTATAGAAAATATTATATTTAAAGAGGGTACTAATTTAATTAACCCACCCACAGAAGAGGAGTTCAATAACTTCGATTTAAATTTTTATGAGGTACCAGCATTGGCACAAGCTGAGATATATGTAGAAGATAGTAATAAAGTTTCTGATCGTGAAGGTGTAGTTGTTGGTAAATGGAAGAATAGTCCTAAAAGGTTTATAAAAGAATATACGGATAATGGATTTTGTAAAGTTATTTTTGGTGGTGGTCAGTCAGATATAACAGAACTCAATGAATTTGTGGGTTGTAGAGGTCAAATAGATGATATTGGTAATACGATTAATAATCAATCGTTGGGTGAGATACCTAAACCAAGTCAAACAATGTATATAAAATATAGAGTTGGTGGTGGAGAAGACTCTAACATTGGACCAAATGTTTTAACAACTAAAGGTATTGGTAATATAATCGTATTAGGTAATAACCAAAATACTAATAATATAATAAGAAGTAGTATTGGTGTTAATAATATTATACCAGCTTTAGGTGGTAAAGAAGAACCTTCAGTGGATGAAATCCGAAACTTAGTTAGATATAACTTTTCGGCTCAAAATAGATGTGTAACAATAAAAGATTACCAAAGTAGGATACCTTTAATGTCGGGTAAATTTGGTACACCATTTAGAACTGGTGTTTGGGAAGAAAGAAACAAAATTAATATTTCTATACTATCTTTAGATTCTGAAAGTAAATTAACTACAGAAGCCACTAGTACTTTAAAAAATAATATATCAGAATATTTGGCTGACTTTAGAATGTTAAACGATTATGTAACTATTAAAAATGGTAGAGTAATTAATTTAGGTTTTGAAGTTGATTTATTTATAGAAAACACAATACCACAAGGTGAGGTAATTAATAACACCATCAATACGATAAAAACATATTTAGATATTAATAAGTGGGATATGGGGGATAACATCTATCTATCTCAACTAATAGAAAATGTTAATAATGTTGCTGGGGTTTTAAATGTGACAGATCTAAGGGTTTATAATAAAGTTAATGAAAATGGTAAATATTCTCTAAATGAGATTGCTCAACCATATATAGATGAAGATACTAGACAAATAGACTTATTAGGTAAGTACACTTTATTTGGAACACCAAACGCAATGTTTGAAATAAAATATCCATCAAAAGATATAAAAGTAACTATTTCTACCTCATAGTAATTACTTTAAAAAAAAAGAGATTATTTTTATATAAAAATTAAAATTATGGGATGTAGTACATGTAAACAAAAAAAAGAAAATAACCCTATTAATGGTATAAATATGCCAGATGTAGATTTAATACCAAAATCTTTTTCTGATGGAGATTTTAGTGGTAATGTTTTATTTAAAATAATAGCCTTTGTAGTTGTGATTTTGGCTATACCATTTATCATTTTAGTTCTAATTGGTCAAATCTTTTTTACGTTTTTTGCGCCTAAAAAATTATCTAAAATTACTAAAAAATTAAAAGGTATGTTAAAATCAATCGTCACAAAATACGCGAAATTTAAGTATAATAGAGAAATGAGAAAAAGACAAAAACAATTTGGTGAAAACAAAGGTTACCATAAAGATAGTGAACTAGTTGATATTGAAATTTTGGATGGTATAAAAGTCCATGAGAATAATAAAAAGAAATAAAGGTAATATAAATGTCTAAATCTTATAGAATTAGGACAACACCTGGTGAGGGTAATGGTTATTTAAAAGTTAACGTAGATATTAACCAAAACTACGATCATTTAGAGATACTGAGCCTTAAATTATCTCAGATAGATGAGTATCAGAATTATTGTTCTGAATATGGGGTAATTGCTGGAAGGGTAGAAATTAACAATGGATTTGGTGTTCCGAATGTCAAAGTATCTATTTTCGTACCTGTAGAAGATGTTGATTTAACTAATCCAGTTATTTCTTCATTATACCCCTATCAATCACCTTTTCCCGATGAAAAAAATTCTAATGGTATAAGATATAATGTATTACCTAAAAATAAACAAACTTTAGATCATACACCTGTTGGTACATTCCCTAAAAAGAGGGAAATATTAGATGATGAAACTATATTAGAGATTTATGAAAAGTATTATAAATATACAACAACAACAAATGAATCGGGTGATTATATATTATTTGGTGTACCAGTTGGTGAACATCTTTTACACTACGATTGTGATTTAAGTGATATTGGGTTTATATCGTCAAGACCGTATGAAATGGTTAGTCAGGGGTATAGTGAAGATTTATTTGAAAATAATTTTAAATTTAAAAGTTCAAACAACTTAGATAGTTTATCTCAGATAATATCTCAAAACATACCAGTTATTGTAGAACCTTTTTGGTGTGATAGTTTAAGTGTTGGTAGCCCTTTGGGTATTAATAGGTATGATATATCTATACCTTATCAAGTCACACCTACTGCGATTTTTATGGGTAGTATTTTTTCAGATGATGAAAAAGACTCTATAAATAAAAATTGTAAACCTAGTCGTGAGATGGGTAGGATGAATGAGGTAATTACTAGTAGTGGTAATATTGAAGCTATTAGACGTAATGTTGATGGAGGTATTGAAACTTTTAATTTTAATGATAACTCCATTGATGAAAATGGTAATTGGTCGGTATTAGTACCTATGAATATCAGAAAGGTTGTAACAGACGAATTTGGTAATTTAATTCCTTCACCAGATGGTATAAAAGGTATCGCCACAGAAGGGGATTATAGATTTAGAATATCCATGGATGCTACGGGTAACGATAAAAGATTAAGACAAAGAGCTAAATTTTTGGTTCCTAATGTTAATAACAACTTTTCTTTTGGTGAGTATTCTCAAGAAGATTTAAAAAACTCAACTGACTTTACACTTAATGAACAACTATCTACTATAACAGATAATACACAATATTCAGACGATTTAACCAACCAATATAACTATTTGGATGAGTTTTATTCTTTTAGGTGGAAGAAAGTATACACAGTTAAACAATATATTGGTAGATTTCAAAAAAATAGTTTGGATGAATCCAGAGGGTTTATTGGTGTTAAAGATATTATTAATTCTGAAGGTGTTAATAAATACCCATCAAATAGGATAGACACGAATACTAATATATTGTATGGTATTATATGTACGATATTAAATATATTTGGTATAGTAGTGGGTACTATAAACGCCATTATAATGATTTTAAATGGACTTATTACTCAGATATGTCAAGTGCGAATACCTATTGGTTTTTGCGCATATTCATTAAAAGGGACTCAGGTTAATACTAAATATAACGTACAAATGGAACTAAGTTCTGGTTTTTATACTGCTCAGTTTGATACCAATGTAGGTGATGGGTTAATAGACAAAGAATGGGATAATAACAATTCAGGAATAGAAGCTGGTAGACCTTGGGTTGAATGTCCTGGATGTTATGATGTTAAAAACATTTGTGATGATGACCCAAACGTAACACAAGTCATTAACTGTACTGATGATTTAAAAGATTGTATAAACATAAATTCTGGATCTAGATTAGAATCCTTTTCAAGTCCTAATAGCCCCCTATCGGGAATTGATTGGTTGGTTAAAGCAAAAGTTAATGGTATTGATGATGATGGTATTCCTGCATACTACTATACCCCCCCTAATGCAACTGCGGGGTTATCATCTTGGAAACCTTTAAAACTTTATAACTCATCGACTGAAACATATTTAGGGGATGGAGATGATTTATATATATATGCCCCTTACTGCCCCCCTGGAGGTACACCAGGTTGGTCAGCGGGTGCATTATTACCTAATGGTAGTAACACATCTTCATCACAACAAATAGGGGAATATTCATCACCTAATGGTCAGTCTGGATATTATATGATAAAACAATATGTTTTATTATATAATCAATCGTCTGACACTGTTTATGAAAACGTTTTATTCCGAACTTTTTTTTATCAAGCAGCTGGTTCAGGTGGTGATTTAAATTGGTTTGTCGAACCATCCTTAAATGGGATACAAAATAATTGTAAAAAATGTGATATAGGTACAGAATGTGCGGATGGTGAATTTAAATTTTTAGGGTCGTGTTGGACATTTAAATTTAAATGTTTACTCAGTGGGTTATTATGTAAAAAATGTCAACCCTCTTGTCCAGAAGGTCAACCACATAGTTGTTGTCCAGGAGATGGGTTTGAATTTGGATGTGAAGATGACAATGGAGATACTAATAACCCAGCACAATGTGGAAATAATAGTCAATGTTGTTGTGATTGTTGTATTAAAATTCCATTAATACCACTTAAATGTGCAGATGAGAATAAAGAATGGTTAATAACTACATTAATACCCACTCCATTTGCGCCAACTAAATGTAATAAAAATTATGTTGTACCATTTAGCTGTGTTAATTGTGGTGGGTTACAAACACCAGGAATAAAAGATTGGATATCTTGTATATTAGAACCATTAGCTGTTTGGTTGAAAATGTTAAAATTTGATTTTTATAATGATTGGGTTGGTGGATCTTTATATTTCCCATTAGTTAAAAGAAACTATAAATTAAAGAAAAGTAAAAGAAAATTTGGTCAAATTAAAAAAGATAAATTTTGTGATTTTGATTGTAGAATAAAAAACTCTGAAGAGTATCAAGGTGACCCATATTTCTTACAATGGAGGATTAAAATCCCATCCTTCCCGTTTTCAAATCCTACGATATCTGTTGGTGGGTGTGTCGCTAAAATAAAGGGAAAAAGAGTTACTCAATGGTATGGTACTGCAGAAAATGATAATGAGCAATATAATTTAAATTTAGCAATAAAAGACTTTAGTTTTCCAGGTACTAATAAGAATAAAGGGACAACTGAAAATGGAGATGGTTGTAATATAGTATTCGACTCATATGTAGATTTCCAAAATTTATTTAATGGTTTAAATATTAATTACAATATAAAGGATAATAAAGTATATACCGAACATGGAAAACCAGAATATATTGAAGTTGAAGATGGTAATGGAAACACTTCTTGGGAAAATATAGGTGGACATGGACACTATAGAAATGTGTGTAATAACACTAGGTTAATAGAACGAAAAGAGTATTTTAAAACTTCTTTAGATTGTAATGGTATTGTTTCCCCAGCAGATGTCCCAGATAATGGTGTAATTGATGTACCCGTAGAGTCAGATAATGATGAAACAAATGAAGAAGATTTTGTAGGTTGTACTATTAATAGTGGTGTGGGTGAATTTTGTGAGGGTAATAATTGCGATACGGATTGTGGTAGTAATGGTGTAGCACCTTGTAAAAGTACAAGCCAAAGCGAGATACAGAATTATAATGGTGCAGTTATAGAACATGGGTTAATATCATACAATGATGAAGAGATTTATTATACACCAAGAATAATGCCAGAGGTAGGGGATTCAAAATTTAATGAAGACGAATATAAGGGTAACTTAATATTACCCACAACAATTATGGAATTGGGTAGTACTGTGTATTGTGATATTGATGATGTACCATTTATAATGGATCAATTAGAACCAACAACATTTAATTTGAGTTTTGAAGATACAAAATATCGATCAAAAGTTGTAGGTAGTTTTGGTAGTTATGATGGTCCAGATGGTATCAATAATACTGATGATGATGGTACATTAAGAGAATTTACTAAATTTGAAGATAAGAAAGATTCATCTTTAAACTTAAGAGCATATGTAGAATTTGGTTGTTTTTCCGTAGTGTGTACAAACACTTTAGCAACAGTTAATCAATCTCAGATTGGTGTAGAAATGATAGATAAAAATGATATTGGTGTAGAGATAGGTAATTGTTTTGTTAGGTTTGATCATGACGAGGATTTAAGGGGGTATTTTTGTAGAAGATTTAACGGATTCAAAGGAGATTCGTCATTCCACCATACTAGACCAGGATCGATAGAGTTTGATAATGATTATCAAACATATCCAGAAATAACATTAACTGATGGTGAAAATCTTTATTACCAGCTAGAAGAAACATCTGAAATAGTAAAATCTGAATATAATGATGGTGATTCATTTATTCCAGGAGATGCATGTGGGTATATTAAACCAAACGAAGACCCTGATTATTTTTATGGTTTATCTCCAGGACAAACATCAAATTTTATAAACTACCCTAATAATGATAATAGTGGGAACGATTCGGGAACAATTAATTTTGGGTTAAATTCACACCCAGGTGGTGTAGATAATATAGACGATGATAATAATGGGGCATCCAACATAAATGGTATTAGATTTAATAGAAGTCAAACACCATACCACTTATACTTTGGTTTGGTTCCTGGAAAAACATCGTTACATAAAACAGTTGGGAAATTCTTTGCTGATAAAATAAATGCAGTGACACTACAAGGTGTAGGTTCATCTAATAATAATGTGTCGGAAAATATTAATAACTCACCTGACTTAAATAACCCAAAAAATAACCCATTTACTGTGTATAAAACTTGTTTAGGTGAAACACTAATACAAAACGAAATAATTAGTAATACAACACCTAGTGGTCCAGGGACTATTGGTGGTGGTGGTCCAACCGCTGGAAGCACAATAGGTTCAAATACACAAGCAGGTTAATATTTATAATAAATGGATAAAACAAATAAAATATTATTAAATAAAACAAAATCCTATAACTCTATTAATGTTAATAGTCAGATACAATTTGGTATGGATAGTACTAACAAACCTATACCATTAAATGATATAAGTACTAATATAAACCAGTTTGATCAATTTATAAAAGAAAGAAAGGAAAGTACAATTTATAGATTCTATGGTAATGTAATTCCTATAATATCAAATCCACTTTATAATGATAATATAAAAATAAGTCGTAGTTTTAAGTTTGGTACAAGTGGTATTGAACCCTCATTTGATGCCAAAAAAATATTAACTAATGATATTTTCGAAAAAGATGGGTGGATAGGGTATTATAACGATGAGTTGGATGAATCTGCGTTACAATTTAATGATAATAAAAGTGCGTTATGTGAATTTTTACCATTTGATCCTGGTTACAATAGACTAAGTATGTTAGATAGTGATGGGGTACCTAATTATTTGTTTAAAGTTACATACCCATTTAGAAGTAAAGACATAACATTAGTTAGAAATAATGATGGTGTGACATTAAAAAATGGGGTACCTATAATAGAAAAATTTATAGTTAATTTAAATGGTAGGGATTATGTTGGGTTTAAAACCGCTATGAATCATGGTTTATCAGATCAAGATGAAATAAGTTTATTTAATTTCATAGATAACACACCTAACCAAACTTTAGTGTTAACACAAAAAACCTATAGAGTTTTTAAATTAGGTAACCAAACTAATGATTTAAAATTCAGAACCTTTATAATAGATTTAAATCCGTTAGACATTGATTTTACTATCGGTGTATCTACTATAAAAAGAGTGGTTCAAGATAAACTATCACAATACTACGTTAGAGAGTTTAAAAGTTTAACTAGTTCTAACTATAAAGATTATGATGTTTATCCTGCAGCTTTTGGTGTTTCTTATTATGATGATAAAATTTCATCATTTAACTTTAAAAAAGATGTAGACGTTGATGGGTTAGTTGACAATTTAGGTAGACCTTTAAGTGAATTATATTTCACTATTATTAAAAATGACTCAGATACTGACACAACCTCAGTTAATTCACAATATTGGTTGGAACAACAAGAAAACTTACCAGTTAATCTAAAAAATAGGTTTTGGACTCCTATTATTGGTGGTTATGACATTGAAAATAATGAGAACGTTAATTATAATGTTAGATCATATGGTGACCCAACGTTTATCAATAACGAATGGTACCCTAATATTGATGAATCAGATGACATATTCGATGGAGATATTGTAGAATACAATGAAAGTGAATTATTAGAAAGAAGACTTGAATTAGTACACCACAGGATTAATACTATATATAGAGAACATTTAAACTTAATTGATAGTAATAAAGAAGATAAAAGAGAGGGGTACATATATAAACCTTTTAATAGAATACAAATAAGAGAATTCTCTAATTTCATAAACCCTATAGTAGATTTACAATATGTTATCGATAAATATAAAATAACAGATAGATTAGATTTAGACAATCTTAGAAAATCATTCGGTATACCTAGTTACGCTACAGAGATAGCACCAAATGTATTTAAGTGGAGGGATTTATTAGAGATAGGTGAAGTAGATACTACTGGGGGTGGTGTTGATTACCCATTTGAAAGTGGTGCACATTATATTAACTTAGATAAAAGATTTTATTTACAAAGACAAGATCCACCTTGCGAGTTTATAATAATAGGTGAAGAAATTACTTTAGGTGCTACTGCACCAGCGAATGATGAACAAAGATTTACCCAATACTTAACTGACCCAACATTTTTAAATTATAGTTTTGAAGATCCTACATTAATTGCTTTTGCAGGTGGGGGTGTAACAAATTTAACTAATTATAATGGGTTAACCTTATTAAAAATAGATGTTAACTTAGCAGATTTTATTGGTTCATATGAATTAGGAAAAAGAGATGTGGCGGGTGGTTGTGTTGATTTATCATTATTAAAACAAAAAAACGTAGACGATGTTTGTTGATAAAAGAAAAATATTAATAGGTAATATAGGTAGTGGTACTACCATAGATATATCATTGGGTAGTAATTTTTTCCCTGTGGATAATTCTGAATTAATACAAGATAAGTTTGTAAAAGACGAAATAGAAAAGTCTATAAACCCAATAGTTGACTATAAAAAAATTATATTTAAACCCGCTGATAATAATTGGGATGTTATAGATAGGTTTAAAATTAACCTTAATTTTTATACTCCAGAAAGTATTGATTTAGGTAGTCCATCACATAGGGGCGTTGGGGCACAACCTGGTGTTTATGCGGACTTAGGGTTTGTTTTCGATGATATTTTTTGTAGAACCAATAGATTTATAAACTCCTTTATGAGAATATCTTTCTTTGATAACCCTTATAGTGGTAGGAATCAATTATTAACATTCGCAGATATTTATACTCAAGTTGGTAGTGATCAAGAAAACAATTTTGGGTTTCCTAAATCTATTAACGAATCACCAATATCGTTTCGTTTAGGTGATCCAGTGCTACAACCAGATGAAATTCATGAGGGGTTTCATATATATTGGTTTCAAGATTTAGTAGATAATTCCCCTAATCAAGAATATGAAATGTACGCCACTTTACAATTTAACAATTCTGCCAATGGTAAAATTTATGAATTGGCACCTTCTAGATATATTGATCCAAATAATATCACTATTAGTAATTTAGAAGGTGAAGATGGTATATTTTACCTAAAAGTAATATTAAAAAACGATAATGGGGTATATAAATATAAATTCACCCCTAACACTAAACAGTCGAACCCAACGTATACACCACCTGCAGTGAATTTAAACCCCTTCCCTTTAGGTACTATACCGACATTAACATTTTGGCAAATTACACCTTAGTGTATTTATATATAGTATGGAATATATTAGAAAAAAAATAAGTTTAGAAAATTATACGATTAGAAGTATACCTAAGAGTGTTTTAATCACTAATGCGGAAGGTAAAACAATTATCGATGAAAATAATCCTAAATATTTTTATGGTAAGATTCCAGATTATAAGGTAGATAATAACGGAGATTTTATTTTAAATAGTTTTGGTCAAAAAATATTAAATACAATAAACATTGATTTATATATAACTCAAGACATTGATGATATGGGATTATTTACGGATAATCCTTTTGAACCATCAGATACGACATTACCATTTCCACCATCTGATTTTAATTCCTTTACTTATGGGAGATTGGCGGGTGCACCATTAAATTTTTATTTGACAGCAAATAACACCCTAACTGGTAACACTGATGATGGGTACCTAAATCAAGTTCGATCATATAGGGTAGATGCGAATGGTAACCCTATCTATGTACCTTATTTAAACACTTCTGACAATTCTAATACATTATTTAATGGTGTAATAGGTGAAAATTTAAATAAGACAACGTATATGATAGGATCGAATCCTATCGAAGTTTCGGAGTATCAGCAAGGTATAATAAACGAAATAAAATCAGGTATTGAATTTACTACATATAAAAAAGAATATGTGAACGCAATAGATGAATATGGTAAAAATATCTCATTTTTTAAAACAGATTTTAAATCTAATGGTGGTGGTTGGAACCTAAATAATGAGAGTTTAAGTGCAATAATAAAAAAAGAAGAATATTTAGGTATAGTTTTTAAGCCAGAAGTTAAGAGTGTAGTATTTATTAATAGAGGTGTAGCCGATATATTTGAAAGACATGCGATATTATCTGAATTAAAAACTACAAATGATATAGACACAAATAGAGGTGGAAAAGTAAGAATATAAAAAAATAAATTATGGCGACAGGAAATTACGGAACAATAAGACCAGCAGATGTATCTGTTGATGATGTAGAGATATTATATAGTTATACCCCTAATAGGGAATTAATTACTTCTGTGGAATTATTATCATTAGATCCAGCAGAAGTTTTAATACCTGCAACGACACCTAATAATGTAAATGAAATATTAGGGGGGTTATATACTTTAAAATTACCTACATCAGTTTTTGGTAGTAAAGGGTTTTATACTATAATGATAAGACCAAAAGAAATAAGAACTACAATACAAGATTGTGGGGTACTAATTGATAATCAAGACGTAAAAGGGTTAGCATTTGACATTAACCAAATACCAACAGAACTACAAAGTAGGTTTGAGAATGGTAATTTAGTTGGGTATAGAATAGAATATCTAAAGGAGGTAACGGGCGTTGCTCAAGATAAGATACAAAATTTATTTAGAATCATTACTTCAAATAATAGGGCTTTACCAATAACCCAAAATCAAGGTAACGATAATGCTTCACAAGCATATACATTTAATGATAATTCTACCACTGTTTTTTGTACATTAACACCTTCATCTGCACCATCTATAAAACCTAATGCAGTCCCATTTATTGGGAATCCACAGCAAAGTGTAATAATTACAAACACATTTTTTAATCCAGTTATGTTAGAAATAGAGATGGTTGAATATGATGATGAATCATTGGCATACGCACTATACTCTAATCAAACAAAATCTTTAGATGATGGTATTTATACTATATATAACTTTGGTAACCAAATTTATAAACAATATAATTTATTCGAAGTTAAAGATCAGTTTACTGGTAAACCATTATATGAAGTAAGAGAACAGAAATTTACTATTGACCCTACTAAAGACTTTGATGACATAACAAATTTTTAAAATTAAATGGCTGAAAATAATAGAATAAAAGTTGCTGGGTACGCAAAAAGAATATTTTTCAATAATAATATTGAATATAGGAATTTTAGTCCTGATTTAGTAGGGTTACAACTCACTAGTGAAGGTGGTACTACGCTTTTTACTAATGGTAATTTTTCAATAGATATAAATTTAGAACCTAAACCAGATGTATTATTTAAACAAAGTGCAAAATCTAAATTATATTGTTTAGATGATATTGTTATAGATCCTACTGAAGAAACCATTCAGAAGAATATAAAGGCTAAACTAAATTTAGACATTACTAATCCACTAAGTTATATATGGTATGGATCATCAGAAGAACTTATAAAATCTTCTCTATTAGAGGTACAAAATAATTGGCCAGCAGCAATATATGTAGATAATAAGGTAGGTAGTGTTACAGGTAATAATATAACTAATTACGTTTATGATATCTCTAAAGATGAATCAACATTCACAGTTAATAGTCGATTTTTTGTTAACCCTTATGGGATTAAATATACATTAGACTCTAAATATGTACCAACAGATGATACGTCAAACAAACTTAGAAATTTTACTGTAAATTATAGTTCTTATCTAATCGAACATAATGGTATTAGTAAAAACATAAAAAATATTACACCATCAACACAAACCACTAATTCAGACATTGTAATTGTTGTTGATGGAAACCCATTTCCTGAATTAACTGGTATATATATACCTACACTATCATTTCTATTTACAAATGTTGACGCTTCTATCCCATATTTTATTAAACCAAATGAAACTGAAAGAGAGGGGTTTTTTACGTCACTTAACGACTTCCAAAGTAATATATTAACTAGAGAGACTAATCCACCATATAACTCAATAATTATTGCAACAAAGGCAACAGATGAAGGTTTAATAACTACATATAAAGAAACACTATTATTTCCAATACTTGAAGATGGTTATAACTTAAATTTCTTCGATAGTTTTTATTTATCGTATTTAGATAAAATTAACACTGTTGGTACTAATTTAGATGATAGTAAAACAGATATCATAATCAGAAAATACACCACCGAAGCAATAAGTAGTTTTGATACAGTACCTAGAGGGGGTGCAGATGATTTAACTTTAAATGGTGAAAAAGCGACTAAATTACTTAGGGTATATGGTGTGGAGTTTGATGAAGTTAAAAAATATATTAACGGAATTAAATTTGCACATGTTGTAACATACAATAAAAAAGATAATATTCCAGATTCATTAGTAAAAGACTTATCTCATATGTTAGGGTTAGACCCAGTTACTTTTGTTACCTCAACAACATTTAATAAGTTGTTACTACCTAGTAATGGTAGTGGTCAATTTAGTGTACTTCAGTTAATTATACTCAAGAACAAATAGATATTGAATTATATAGAAGGTTAATACTTAATATAGGGTGGTTATGGAAGAGTAAGGGTACGAGAAAAGCAATTGAGTTTTTATTTAGATTTATAGGGGCACCAGAAGCTTTAGTAAACTTCAACGAATATATTGTAATGGTGGATAAACCATTAGATATGGATGAAATAAAAAAATTATTATATATCTACACTGGAGAAGTTAGTGAAAATGATTTAAATAATATCCCATACGATAAAAATGGTTACCCACTACCACCAATAGATGGTCAATTAGTGGTGACAGATTTCATCGACCCAGAGACTGGTTTATTAGTTCAAGATGGGACAACAGATATGTACTTTCAAAAAGGAGGTGGGTGGTATAGAGAAACTTACGGTTCAGGATCACCAACAATATTAAATGGTAATAACCCACATGTTGGGGAATACGATGGTGGTAATGAATATTTACAATATTTTAGTAGATGTTACATACCTAACTTTAATTCTGAACCAACAGTTACTGTCACTGCAAATACTATAACAAAAAATTATTTCACAAATTATAATTATGGAATTTTCAATGGTACCCCAACAGGTGATACAGATTTTTATACCTCACAATTAACTTATAACTCTACAACAAACCAATACCAACCGATAAATAATTGTGTGGATGTAAATTATAGTGTAATAGAAACGCCATTACAAAATGATGGTAAAACTACGTTCCAACAACAATTTGCAATTGCAGAAACAGAATATAAAGATTTTGAGCAGAAAATAAGTGTTGATAGTTATTTACAATATTCTCCTGAGTGGCAAATAATTAAAAATAATTATGAATTGGCACAAAATAATTGTTTGTTAGAAGTTTCTACAGAAAATTGTGACACTAATAACACTTTAGAAATATGCGTAAACGAATTAGTTCCAGATATATTACCATTTAATTGTGATACGTTAAGTGCTGTTACAACATGTTCACCATTTTTATATTATGTTGATGAATCTGGTATTAAAACTACTTTTGATGAATTTAGCGAATGTTGTAGGAGTTATAGCGATAAATTTGAAGATTATAACTTCCAACACATATCATATGTAAATGAATCTGGAGTCAGATCTGAATATTGTTCAGAAAAAGCACCATGTGTAGGTAAACCTGTAAGTAAGGATATTGAGACTGGAATAATAGTGTTCCAAATGGAAAATAACACAATACCAGATAACATATATAATATTGGTGGTAAATGTTTTCAATACAAATACGTTAAAGTCCCTGGTGGGGAAGTTTTAAGTGAACAAATTTTTATTAATGAAACAGGTTATGGTATAGTAGAATATTTAGAACTATATTTATTAGGGAATATCGAAAACCTTTCTAATTTTGGGTTATATTTTGAAGAAGTAGATTGTAATTCTACTACAATCATTAGTAGTCCTGAATGTTGTGCATGGCATGGATATGATTACCAAATAGTTTTAGGGGTGGATAAGAATGAATATATTGTCTGTGTTGAAAATGGTGGTCAAGAATCACCAGAATTAACAATTAATGATGCACAACCTATATTACCTATTGTAAATATAAGTGCAAATACAACATATAATGAATATCAAAACCCTGTCGGTGATATAGTTTCATACTATACCACTAATATGTTTAAAGATTGTTTTGAAGAATCAGTAATATTATTAGGTCCAGACCCTAATAGTAATAGTCTATTCACTACACCCAACGCATTATTTTCCTCATCAACATTAAATAATCCTTCTGAGTGGAAAGTTAATACTATTGATTCATTAGGGAGAATTAGTTTCACACCTAAAGATCCTTTTTATGATTTTGTATTAGATTGGAATTCTATTGATCAAACATCTGTATTATACCAGCAAGTGTCTAATTTTTATGGTTATACTTTTGGTGAGTTTACATTTAATTGTGATGGTATTTTAATACCATACGAAGGGTCAGGTGAATTTGTAATCACCCCTACTAGTGTTATTACTGCAGCGGTTGATAGTAGTAGAATTGGTTGTGACGATGTTAATAACGTATTAGTTACCTTTGCAAGTGAAAAGTGGCAAGGGTTTAGATTACCTGAGTTAGAAGATTGTTCCTGTACAATCGATTTCTCTTTTGATTATATGTTAAAATATAGTGCTGAGAATTTAATGGAGTGTACTAAAAAAGACCCTTGTAACCCATCTATTTTTAACGATGTCTCCTTAAACAATTTAAATTGTAGGAATTTCATAGCATTTACCTCTAACGAAGAGAACCCAGATGACTCACTATCATTAGTAAATAATTTTAATAATGATGGTACAACACCTACAGAAGAATATGTTGTGTGGCAAAACAATAATTGTATTATAGAACCTAATGTGGATTGTTGTAATGCAATTGGTGGAAATGTAGTTTCGGTTAATGAATGGGCATCAAATAATCAAGTATGGGTTAATTTCATTATTACACAGTACCAAAGTATTAGAGATGGTGAGGTATTAAAAGAAATTCCTGTGGAGTTAACTGACTATATAAATGGTTTTGATGACACACTAAATAATTTAAATACCACATTAAATGGGTGTTACAATATTTTGTTACCACCTACATCATTTTGTGATATTGACTATTCCCAATATATCCAAACAGCAAATATTTGTTCATTAGATGTACCATTAGAATGTGGGTTATGGTCTAAAACATTATCTGATCATAGAAAACTTATAGACTCTGTTAAAAATGTAATTGAACAATATCAAATTAATTGCGGTGACCCAATAGTAATAAATAATGATGGGACAGTAGAAAACAATGGATCGAATACTGATGTTAATATAGAGAATGAGCAAGCTACTCAGAGCCAATCTGAAACAAAGTCTAAAAATACTACTCAGAATCAATTAAAAAACGAAGTATCTGATTTATTATTAGAAAGAGTATCGTTAGATAAAAAAATAGTTGATATTGATAGTCAGATACAACAAAAAAGAAGTGATAATATAGTCATTAGTCAAGCAACTACAGAAATAAATACTGATTTAGATTGTACAATCTATGAAAATAAAATAAAAGAATTAAACAATTTTAACTATAATGATTTTTGTACTACACAAGTTTATGGTACTTTAACACCTAACTCATTAAATAAAAACGAAGAGTTTAGTAGTTGCATTAATAAACAAAAATTAATTAATGAAAAAGAAATACTAGTTTATAATAACTTATTAATAAATTGTCAGACATATAATGATTTACAAAGTAGATTAGTACAAGCGAAATTTGATAATAATTCCGTTTTAATAAACGAACTAGAAAAAGAGATATTCGAAACCCAAATAAGGATTAATTTAGAAACTCAAAGGGGTAGTGAATTTATTGAACCTGATTCTTCTTTACAAAAATCACAATTACAAATTAATGATATAACAAATACAATTAATGAAACTGCTAAACTATTAAATACAACAACAGAAAGTATTACTGATGGTAATGGTAGTTTAAGTTTAACTACTTCACAAAAAATAGAATTAAATATTATCTTTGTTAAAAACGAATCTCAAATATCGTCACTATTATTAGAAAAAGGTGAAATAGAGTCTTTAAAATCTAACAATATCTCTAAAACTAATGAAATAAATAATAGTAGAAATGGTAATAATTTAGGTTCTACGTTGTTAAGTTGGGGTGTAGGGTTAATTGGTGCGGGACTATTCCTTAAAGGGTTTTTAGATCCTGAAACAACTACTGGTGTTGTGACTGCTGCAATTGGTGCGGCGGGCATTGGTAAAGGTGGTGGTGGTTCGTTAACTGTTGAACCTGGTAAAGGAGATGGTTCTACTATTGGAAATCCTTGCCCTTCTTTGGTTGCTGGTGATTTATTTTCTACTAATCTAATTGGTGAAGTGTTTGCAAATGGTGTACCATTATCAGAAGAATGTTGTACACCATATGGTGTATGGACAACCTCAAGTAATTCAAAATCGGTATGTGTTGATGTTAATTTTAATGGTAATGTTGGTGGTGGTGGTAAGGATTGCCCATCTTCGGATAATCCTAATGACTTATCTTTGTTTCAGTCCTCAGCTAACCCAATAGGTCAAATATTATTTGATGGTGTACCTTTAGGTCCAGATTGTTGTAATAAATCTGTAACTGGTTTTGATGTTGAATACTTATCATCACCATTAGGTTGTTTCCCATTAGGTTTTGTACCACCAAATAGTGGTGATACGTTACCTAATTTATGTTGTTCAGATATAATTCTTAAACAACTACAGAATACTTTAATAGAGTTAGAATCTGAATTGATTAATATAGAAATAAAAACAGAAAATTGTTATAGTAATTGGTTAAATACGTTAAACCAAAACTTTGATAACTATTTAGTGTTAGAACAAAAAAATTATTTAAAATATTTAGATGACTTAAAAATAAACTTTAAATTGTTTGTTAACAATGGTGTTGATATTAACACAAATATTGATAGTGACTTAACATATTTACCTTATACGCAATCAATTAACCCTATTTGGGAATGGGATCCAACCCAACAATATAGTGGTGTGATATTATCTGGAAGTGAAATAGAAATTGCTACGATAGAAGACGCTATTTTTGATAGTTTATCTACTCAGAATATTGATTTCTCATCAGATATGTTTGAACCAAATTGGCAAACACTTAATTATACGATACCAGAATGTGTGTGTGATGATTTAAGAAGACTATACCCCAACAAAGAATACTTCTTCTCAATAGAGATTGAAAATTATGAGTGTTCAGTTTGTTTATTAGTTGACAATATAAGGGTTAATGTAACTGATTGTCAAACAAACAGGTTGATATCATTGAACGATTGTTTAATACCTCAACTAAGTTGTGTTATTGACAATAAAAAGTCTTGGGTATACACTGATACGGGGGTAGTTACTGAGACTATTTACTCTGATGGTGAATGTAACACTGAATCTACAAATAACACTACAATTACTAAGTTAACAACACCAGAAGAAAGATTGTGGACTAATTTAGAATATAGATATACTAATTATGATGTAAACCATTCAGATTTAATTTTAAACGTAAAAAATACCTCATTTAGTATTGACCCAGCTAAGTCGATAGAATGTGATGTTTATAATTTTTGGAAAAATATTGATTGTGATAATTGCCCCACTAGTTGTACTTCTGGTGAGACAATTACATTTAGTGGTCAAGTGTATACATCAGATACATTAGGAAACTACACATTAGACGTTTCAGCGTCCACCAGTGGTATATTATTTAGTTGTGATACATATACAACAATACTATCTAATCAGGTGTTAGAACTAAAGAATGATTACTACACATTAACTGCTGACTATAACGAATCATTGAACGCTAGTTATTACGACTTAATAAAGAAAGGTGGAAGTCTTTCTAAATTTTATATAGAAAAAAATAATTGTGGGAGTGATACTATTGTGATTAATAATAGTAGTAATTTAGATAATTTATTTGGGTTAATTACTGAAAATAATGATGGTACTTTATCTTTTTATGAGAGTTATCTTTATAGTGGTAGTACACCATATAGTGGTGGAACATTAACAGAAGTTTTAAGTGGTATAACGGCTCAAACATTTAACCAAACAACTGGTATGACATTAGAATGTTGTACATCGTTAAATGGTTTAATTAATGATAATGGTACGTTAGGGTTAGGTATTGATAAAAATTACGTTTGGGATACCACAACAAATAGTTGTAATTGGAAAGATATTAATAGTTGTAAAGGAGATTGTGAATATTATGGTACTAAGAAAGTAATTAGTAGGGAAGATTGTTTATCGGGGATTACAACTGGAGAAACTGTTGGTGTATGTGTTAACCCGTTAGATTATTTAGATTTTACACCATCCCAAATCAATGTAAAAGATAATTTTGACTCTATGGTGTTAAGTAACCTTATAGACGCTAAGAGTAGACAAACAATAAGTGACTACCCTACACTGAGATTATTCTACCAACTATATTTAACCGCCAATAACTGTGGTGAAGAATTAAGTGGTAAACTTACCTACAACAATCTATTCGAGTTTATGGATAAAATAGGTGATTATTGGTTGGACTTATTGGAGCAAGTTGTTCCAGCAACAACAATTTGGGAAGGGTGTGATAATTCTGGTAAAATTTTTAGAAACACTATTTTTGATCAAAATAAATATGATTATAAAAAATATAATTTAAATATACTTTGTGGGGATCATTGCCCTGTAAGTGGAAAAACTGATTTTAGTATAGGGTCACAAAGTGTATACGCAGTTTTGGAAGATATACCACTATACCCCACTAATGTTCAGATAAAAGAGACTAAAAATAATATTTTAACTAATAAAGTTTTAATTTCTAACACACAAAACCAAATAAAACAATTGAACAAAAGATTATGTTCATTGAATTTACAAGATAAAGATACACCTGACTTACAATCAAATATAAGTGAATTAAATACCCAAATTAGTGGTACAAATGAAACATTAAGTAGTCAACAAACAGACTTATCTAATTTATTATTAGAATTAGTGGAACAACAAACTCAATATACGTTACAACAACAAGACTACTATTCTAAGTTTTTATCTTGTAGTGGGTTAACAGAGTCTTTAGTAAATGCACAGAAAGAATTATCTAATTTTATTCCTGGAACCACTAACTACGAGAGACAAAGAAATTTTATTGCGAATGTTAGAAGTAATTTAAATAAATGTATAAGAAAGTCTTATATGTTGAAAACCAAAGAAGAAGGAACTGCTTTTATAACACAAATTTATGATACTAATGAGTATGAGGGTAATGTTGTTATTTTAGGAGATTCGGACTGGGATCCAGACGGACCATTCTATAACACAGAATTAATCCATAATTGTATTTAAATATATTTATAGTAAATGACAAACTTAAGAGCTAAAATAAAAACATCATCCGTAAACGCAAAGTTAATAAAGTCAACTGATGCACCCATTGAAACTAATATTACCACCAGTATGGTGTATCAAGCTAGCTCATTATCATCATTTTTAAGTGGTAAAAAGGCTTGGTTTTTACCAACAGACTTAAGTAAAATAAATAATATTTTTGTTTACCCAACACCCACTAAAAACGGACAATCTATATTTAGAAATAGACAAACTGAACAATTAATACCATTATTTTTTAAAGGTAATGAAAGTGAAGATGCTCAGTTACAAACAATAATATATACAGTTAAAACTACGGGTTTTAAATGTTTACCTACATTTTATTGTGAAACCTTTTTTACTTATGAAGATGAGTTTGGGGATACTGTTAGTGATAGTGTAAAGAGTGATGGTGGTTTAGCGGGGTCAATAACCTTATGTTCTTCTTCATTACCAGTTATAACTTCTACGGTTAATAATGGTTGTGCTAGTTGTTTAGCACCATCAATAGAGGTTGTTGGTACAAAATGTAATATCTTAGATCCTTCTATAAGTGCAAATAATCAGATATTATATATTGATAATGGTAAAAAATATCAGTTATTATCTAGTAGAAGTGAAAGTAATAACTATGGGTGGCAACCAGTAAGTAATGAAGAATTATACCCACATGTGGAAAGGTCAGATTTTGATAGTTTTGATTTTCCACAAGTTACGATTAGGGGTACTAGAAAAATACCTACATCTTCAGCAGATACATTATGTGGACCGATTACATATACGGGGTACACATATGATAGATTAAATTATAATTGGTTTTTTGGTGATAATGCAGGAATAACTTTTGATCCAATACAAAGTGGTGGTACGCCAACACCTTTGAGTGGTGCTATGGAATCTCAAGAAGGTGTCTCATCGATATCAAATCAAAATGGTAAACTATTATTTTACACAAATGGAGAAACAGTATACACAAGTGGTAATACAGTTATGGTTAACGGAACAGGGTTGTCGAGCTCAGGTACATCTACACAATCTTCTATTATTATACCCGAACCAGACTCAAACAAATATTATATTTTTACAACAGATTATAATGGATCACCTAATGGTTTTGAGTATTCTATAGTTAATATGGATTTACAAGGTGGTGATGGTGAAGTAGAAACTAAAAACATAAAATTAATTAACACATCATTAACTGAAAAAGTTACAGCGTGTAGTCATAGTACAGAAGATGCTTATTGGGTGATAACCCACACTAGTGGTGATACATCTTACTATTCTTATAAAGTAAACTCTGCGGGGTTAAGTGGTCCAATAATCACAAATATCGGTCATACACACAATACTGCTAGAGGTTATATGAAAACATCTCCTGACTGCACAAAATTAATTTCTGTGTTATATGATGAAGACATTATTGATATATTTGATTTTGAAGCTTCTGCAGGTACACTAAGTAATTTTATAACAATAACAGGAAAGACATTCGATATCGGTCCTTATGGGTTAGAATTTTCTTCAGACTCTTCTAAATTTTATGTTTCAGAAGGTGCAGGAGAAAAGATATACCAATATAACTTATCATATACTGCAGCAACGGATATTTTAGAAAATGAAATAGAAGTGGGTAATATAAGTGGTAGTAGTTTAGGTGCGTTGCAGATGGGTTCAGATGAAAGAATATATGTCGCAGATTTAAATAAAGTAGTTTTACATACTATTCACCGACCTAATGGATTAGGGGTACAATGTAATTTCCAAGAAAATGGATTTAATTTAAGTGGTGGGACAAGATCCCAATGGGGTTTACCTAATGTAATTACAGATAAAGCAATATCTTGTGATAGATATGTTTATATAACACCTTTAAGTAGATTAAGTTTTAATTTTAATTTATTAGTTAATAATGTTAATAACGTTGTTATACCTAAAAAATTATCTTATTATGGTGAAGTTTATAAATATAATCAGAATAGTGGTGATTTTTCTACGTCAGCATTACAAACATTTACAATTCCATATGAAAATTTAACAGGAAATACCGCTAATACAATTACCCTAAATAGTATCAATATAGGAGAAGGGGAATTTTTAATAAAATCTTACTGGGATTATGATGTAAACACATTAATTGCTAAACAACAAAATGTTAGATTGAGTACTTTAAGTATGTATAAAAGAGGTGAAATATATGGTTTATATGTTCCCGAAACAGATTGGTATTTTATTAATATGTTAGAAGCTAGCAAACCACAATTTAATAGTTCTGTGGCACCAAATATAGGAGGAATTAATAATTTAGTAGTGGCGACACAGTTTACTAAATCAGGAATAACAGATTATAGTATACAAGGATTATCTGACCCAATTGTAAGTTATAATGGTTCGGTATTAGCTAAAAATATAGAGTATAGTGCGATAACTAGTGGGTTATCTGGATCACCAACCCCATTAATAAGGTTATTATTTACACCCTTAGATAATCAAACATTGACATATGCATATGTAGCCAATGGATCACCTAATGACTTTTTTGCTGATTTATATATTATAAATTCAATAATAAATAGTGGTGCAACAAATACACAATTAGAGACAGATAGAGTATTTTATAATACAACTCAGAATAAAAATGAATATTATCTAATAAATAACCCTGCAAGTGATATTATTTTAAGTGTTAATGGTTCGGTATTGGCACCTAATGTAGAATACACCCAATCAGTTAGCGACATAAGAAGGATTATATTAGAAGAACCATTAATAGTAGGGGATATATTAGAAGCGTTTTACACACCCACTAATTCAGTAATCGGTGGAATATCAACAAATAGCCCATTAATAAGTTGGTCTATTGAAACTAAACCGACTAATGATAGTGGTAAATTTACAATAGAAGTAACATCTGTATCAGATATAGAATTTAAAAATGTGTTATATAGTGAAAATGTAGATTATATAGTTAATCAAAAAACATATAGTAAGATAATAACATTGACAAATGCGGTTGCAGGGGATAAATTTATATATAGAATTAAAAATGAAAAATTTTATACCCCAATAATAGGTGAAAAGATATATAGTGTTAGTTACAGTAATACCATATCGATAGAAATTCTAACGAATAATGGTACATCATATTAATAATAATAACATTCTGTATATTTATAAATAAATAAGGAGAAGTAATGAGTTACATAAATAAACAAAGTACGACATTAGTAAGGGTAAAATTAACTGACATAGGTAGAGAGCAGTTAGCTAAAGGGCAATTATCGTTTAATAATTACATGATTGGTGATTCAGAAGTTGATTATGGGTATGTTAAGGGATGGTCACAATTTGTTCCAAGTATAGGTGCTTCTACAGGGGAATTTTGGTTTCCTGAGGCTGATGGTAACATTGTTAAAAATATTTTTTCACAGGTATTAAGACCTAAAGACGATAACCCATTCTTTTCAACCTTCTTATTAAATCAGAGTAATCAATTTATTTTTCCCTTAAACCAACAAAGTAACATACAACTAATAAAAGGTTTAGTAAGTAATCAAGCCGCTGATAGAGGATTTTTCTCAGGGTCATCTGTAGAATTAGGTCTTTCTGCGGTTACAACTACAGAATTTATTAAAGAAAGTGGTACAATCGATTTAGGTAATTTTGACGGTTCTGTTGATTTAACACCTTATACTCAAGGTCAATTAACGTTAGACACCGCACTTACAGCGACAAGTGTAAACGATTACATAGTATTTAAATTTTCTAATCCTACATTGGGTAATAATAGTGGTGATACTATGACTGCGGCAACTATAAATACTTTTTATAATATTACTGAAATTAGTGGTACAACAATTAAAGTTGATAGGGTATTACCTACACTAAGTGCATATTCGGGTACAATTATATCTTATTATACTATTCCAGGGGGTAATAATCCTGAAGATAATTATTATGGGTTAAGTTCATTAACTGCATATTGGAATACAGGTACATTATCATTTGATAGTAGTTGTGACATATGTGTAGAAAATATTCCTGTATGGAATATGAATAATGTGTGGGTGGAAAACTTAGTGGGTCAATATAAAGATTCACCTATAAATTATCACGAACACACTTTATTTGGTTCTGAACAATTTATGGGTACTAAACAATACTTAGGGTATAACGATACATTAACTGTATCAACTACTGGTTCTAAATTAGATTCTATTAGTTATATGGATCCATTTCAGAAGGGTATATGTATTTTACATTACACTAATAGTTGTATATCAAACTTTTATGGTGAACAATTTTATATAGATGAAGAATCTAATAAGTTATTAAGTTTAGATATCCCTGTTATGTGGCATAGAAGAAATGAAGGTACTGGTAGTGGGACTACATTAGGTATGAAATTCGTTTCTGATACTGTTTTAAAAACAATTGCCACTAATAACGATATCGAATATTATGACTTAATAGAGTTTAGTGGTATGTCAGTCACGCCAACCCAACCTTTAGTAGTAGGTAAAGTATTCCCACAATTAAAAATAGTGGTAATTGATAACGAAGAGTTATTAGCTTCAATGTCGTACAAATCAAATAGGAATTATACTTTACCTGATTTAACAGGTGAATTAGTAAGTTCAGTAGATGGTAATTGTACTGGTGTGTTAAAAGCAGGAGAAAGTTTATATATGACATATTGGTTATCAAACACAGGTACGGGTTCTACGGGTACAACAACGGTTACAACACCCACATTACCTAATCAAAGATATACTGTGTTAGACAATACAACTAATTCTGATAAAGATGTTCAGTTTAGAATTAACAATGTGGGTCAATTACCATATATGAGAAAACGAGAGTCTGTAGGGTATGATGGATATGGTTTTTATGCGGACAACTTTAAATTATTAACACAAGTAATTAATAAAACAAATACTAATAGACCAGACCCATCCAAATGGAGAGTAGTGGATTTCACATCTATTAATATTACTGATGTTACTGGTGAAACAATTAACCCACTCCTTTTAGAGAACCAAAACCCTAATACAACTGGGTTTATATTAACAGGTGGGCTATATAGTGGAGCTTCAGCGACAACGTTTAATTTAGGTAATGAATTAGATATGTCTTCGGCTTCTAATTATGGTAAAATGACGTTTGGTGATGAAAGATTGTTTTATGGTAACTTAAAAACATATATAGGAGCCACTATATATAAAACATTATTTAATATTAACATAAACGGAGCTTCAATATCTAGTAGTAGTAACCCTACATATGATTTTGGGGATGATAGGTATGTTAGTGAAGTAGGTATATTAGATAGTAATCAGAATTTAGTTTTAGTAGGTAAATTATCTAGACCAATTAGAATTGCTAATTCTACTACTGCGTCATTAGAATTAACAATAGATTTTTAAATAAAAAAAGATGGGATTTATAAATAGTGCAACTACAATTACAATAACTGCTAGATTAACAAAATTAGGTAGGGAAAGATTAATACAGAATAACAATAATATTTTTTCACATTTCATTTTAGGTGATTCAGACGCGAACTACACTACAAGTGCAATATTACCATCTGGTAAAATTCCAGTTAATAGTGGTGATTTAGGGTATAATGGTAGCACTAATGATAATATTGCCGAAGGGGTAGGGGTAAATAGTAAATTATATGTTACAACTGCACCTACAACTAAAAAATCTGTTGAACCTGGATCTTCCGCACTAGAATTAACATTAAGGTTGGTTGGGGAAACAACGGTAAGTGGATCAAACCTAACATATGTTAATATTGTTAAAAGTGGTACTAGTAGTGATTTTACAAATTTATTCAAAAGTTTAAGTTTACCAATAAATTCAGCTAATGTTAATATCTTTACCAACACCAACTCACAAAATGGGGGTTGGAGTGATACACCATTTAGTGGTTTAGGTAATAGTGATTTATTGTTAGGTGTCATTAATAATGAACAATATGGTGAGATGATAGATGGTAGGTCAGTTAAAATAGATTTACCTGTTTATACTGGTTACACTACTGGTGGAACTGCTACTGGTATAACTACTTATACACTATATTCAACATTCCCAAAAACTACAATATCTAATAGTACATTAGATGCTCAATATAAAGACAATAGTAGTTACCCACAAACATTATTTGGGAATCAAATTAATGTTAGCTATCTAGTATCTGATGACATACAAAAACCTAATAATGATGCAACTAGAAGTTGGTCAACAGGTTATGATTCATTTAAACCATTTAGTCAAGGGTTCAAAGAGACTATAAATGTTCAAAACATACCAGCAACTGGTATTAATGTGGATAAAATTGCTGGTGTCATATATTTAGATAAAGGTATTTTTGCTATTACTGACCCAACTATAGTAAACAATATTGCGACTAATTTTAGTGGTGATACCGATACTAATACAATTACTACACCATTAGGCCTTTACTATTATTCTGCCAACACTTATAATTCAGTTGTTGATAGCATACAAAACGATTTAGTACAGAATATTGTTTGTATTGCAGCTAGAGGTGAATTTTATAATACTCAGAACACTACATTTAGATTGTCTGATGATGTTAGGATTAGTGAGGTGGCTATAACAGATGTTAGTGGCAATGTATTGGCGATAGGTAAAACTGATAGACAAATAGTTAAATGTAAAAATGATTATGTAATATTTGACGTACAAATTATAATATAAAGAAGTATAAAGTTTTTAAAATGAGTAGAATTTTAGGGTTAGATGTATCTACCAAGACTATTGGTATATCATTATTTGAAGATTTTGGTGATAATGGGAAGTTACAATTGTTAACACACATCACACCAATAGTAAAACCAAAACCATCCAGTAACATTGAGTTACTAATAAAAAAATCAGACATATTTCAGCACGATTTTTTAGAAAAATATAGCGACATAGATATTGATAGGGTAATTATTGAAGAACCTTTAGTTAGATCAAATAACGTAAATACTGTAGCGACATTATTAAGGTTTAATGGTTTAATATGTAAAGCAGTTTATGAGGTGTTAAATATTGTACCAGACTTTATTTCTTCTTATGATGCTAGAAAATATGCATTTCCCGAACTAATGGACATAAGAAAGATTAATAAAAAAGGCGAACCTTACACTGAAAAAGAACTTTCTAAGAAAAACCCAGTGTTATTTGGTGGTCATTCATATGATATAGATAAGAAGCAAATTATATGGGAAAAAGTGAATGAAAAAGAACCACAAATTGTATGGTTATATAATAAACACCAAAAACTATCCAAAGAAAATTATGATATGACAGACGCATATGCATGTGTCTTAGGTCAAATGCATAAAGAAGGTAAGTGGAAATAAATTTTGTATTTTAGATATTAATTAGTATATTTGTAATTAAATGTCAGAATTAGTAGTAGAAATATTAGAAAATTGTTTAGGTAACTCTAAAAAACACAATACTAATACCTCTCAAATATCCTTTGATTGTCCAGTATGTTCTTACGATGTTAAGGGTTTAAGTGATGGTGACGGTAAAGGTAATTTAGAAGTTAATTACAATTTTAACGTCTTTAAATGTTGGTCTTGTTCTGAAACACATGAGACACATGGGACAATATATAAGTTAATTAAAGAATATGGTAATAAGGATCTCCTTAAAAAGTATAAATTAATTACTCCAGATCTAATTCAGTACCATAAACCCGATATTGAGAAAAAGACTATAGATGGTTTACCAAATGAATTTACCCCATTAACAATAGAAAGAGAAGAGAAGGGGTATAAATCTGCGATGTCTTACTTAAAAAAGAGAAATATTGGTTTAGATATCATAGAAAAATATAATATAGGGTATTGTTCTTATGGTGAGTATGGTGGTAGAATAATATTCCCTTCTTACGATATATACGGAGATGTAAATTATTATTCTGGTAGAAGTTATGATAAATACAATAAATTAAAATATAAAAACCCTGATGTTTCTAAGAGTGAAATAATATTTAACGAGTGGTTAGTTAATTGGGACGCCAATGTATATTTGGTTGAGGGGGTATTTGATCATATTGTAGTACCTAATAGTTTACCATTATTAGGGAAAGTCATTAGTGATAATCTTTTTTCTAAAGTTGTTAAAAATTGTGAGTGTAAAGTTATTATATTACTAGATTCTGACGCTTATGAAGACTCAATTAAATTATATAGGAGGTTAAATTCCACAAAACTTATGGGTAGGGTTTTAATTGTTAAAGTACCTGAAGGTTACGACATATCAGACATTTATAATAAATTAGGTAGTAAAGGTGTGTTAAAAGTTTTAAATAGTGCAAAAAAAATAAAAGAAAGTATATTGTAGTTTAAAATATTTTAAGTTATGAATGAAGAAGAAATCCATATAAAGTGGAAAAAAATATTAAGAGGGATTTCAGTAGAGGATTCCATACGGTGTGAAGGATTTAATGAAGATTTTAATGATGGTATAATATCCGCTAAAGAATTAGAAGAAGAAATATATCAGATTTCTATAAAATACAGTTAAAAATTTTGGTATTTAAAATAAATTATGTATATTTGAATTATGAAAGAATTAGAAGAAGAAAACAATAGATTATATAAAATAATCGATGAGAAAGAAGAAAGAATAGAAGATCTTTTAGAGAGATTAGATGAGGTAACTAAAAGTTATCATAAGTCATTACAGAGTCAATGTAAATGTAACCCAACTATGGGTGTTAATACTATTGAAAATGATTAATAAAAATAATATAATCGATTTTAAACAATCTTACAATAAAGCACTTAAAAGTGGTGAAGATATGTTTATATTTGAAGGTTCCGATGTCCTTACTTCTTATGCAAAGTACGTCATTGAATACTTCAATATGCACCCATAGCATAATTGGATAATGCAACACACTTCTAATGTGTAGATTCTAGGTTCGAATCCTAGTGGGTGTACTAACAAAAAATTAAAATAAAAAATGGTTAAATTATTATTAATAGGTTGGGGGGTTATGACATTATTGTTATTGTATTGGGTCATAATGTACTTCATAAACCAAAATAAAGATGAGTAAGACAATATATATAGGGGACATTCATGGTAGAGATGTATGGAATGAAATCGTTGCAAAACACGATGATGCTGATAATATTGTTTTCATTGGAGATTATTTTGATTCATTTGACATTCCATCTGTAGTTCAGTTAGATAATGTTAAGAAGATAGTAGAGTTTAAAAAGAAACGAGAGTTAGATACATCAAAGAAGGGTGAAGATCCATCAAAGAAGGTTTATCTTTTAATAGGAAATCACGATATTCATTATTGGCCTGGTATTAAAGGAAGAGGTAGTACAGCGGGATTTCAAGCAACTATGGCATTTCAATATGAACAATTTTTTAGAGAGAATGAAAACTGCTTTCAAATGTCTGTGCTGATTGGTAATAGATTATGTACACATGCAGGGGTTGGAAATGACTTCTTAAAGGATGTAGGATTTTGGAAAATGGATAATGCAGATGAGTCAATGATACCTGACTATCTAAATGATTTGTTTCACTACAAACCAAACGAATTCACCTTTGATTATTGTGCTGATAGAAATGTAGGAATTCCAGTAAACGGTTATGGTGATGATGATTGGCAATCTCCAATTTGGATTAGACCAAAATCACTACAACGAGTAAATAAGAAGACAGACTTAAAGAAAAATTACATTCAAATTGTTGGGCATACACAACAAGACCATATTGACATTAAAGGTAAAACAACTGGAGGTAAGTATTACTACATCGATACTCTTCCTAGTGGTGAATACCTTATTGATGCAGATGGTGAATTTGAAATAGGATATGCAACAATTGTAAAATATACATAAGATAATAAACCAAAACAAAGATGAGTAAAGAATTAAAATTAACATCAGTAGAAAAATGGGTAATGAAATATATGAACTACTCATTGGAAGATATTAAATTAAATAGAATAGAATTAAAACAAAAACAAAGAAGATGAGTAAAGAAACAATCATAGACAATGAAGAACTTGAAAGATGTAAGAACGATAAGTACTACTTTTTTAAGAAATATGTTCTAATCAATGGAAAAGAACCCCTAATTACAAGAGAACAATTTTATGAATTGATATCAAGTTGGGATATTAAACCAAAACAAAGATGAAGATAAGTAAACACAGTATAGTAGGAGAAACAAAGCCAAATATAAGCAAAGACCAAGCATTATTTTTACATAGTGTTAGCGGTAGTTGTTCTAAACCTTACATTATAAGTAAACCACTTGCAAGAATTGAAGAAACAAACATATTTAGCAAAAGATTTTATAGTGAGAAATGTTGGCAATGCCTCAACTGTAAATGGGAAAGTGAAAAGATACGGACAAGAACTGTATAATTACCGCTAACACAGAAATATACCACACTAAACCAAAACAAAGATGAGTAGGACACAACATAAAAAAGATTTCACACAGAAAACATATTTTACCATTTGTAGAATTAGTGAAGCTAA